GCGAGTCAACAGGCACGGTCTCACGAAACCGCAGCGCGGCGTCTTTGGACGTAGCGATTGGAGGCAGCGCGAGCCAGTCCTCGGCCGAGTATTCCATGCACGGCACAACCATCAGCCAGGCCGTCGGCAGCACATCACTCGCACAGATCCGTCGCACACCTGCCCGCGACCGTCGGCGTGTCGCACCCAAGCTGCCCAGGTAGAGGTGCTCCTGAGATTGCGGGTACCGAGTCATGGCTTGCGGTTAGGTTGCGGAATCCAGGCCCCGCCGACACCCCCGCCGGCCAGCACCAGGAGCAGGGTTTCGAGGCTGGTGCCGGGGGCGAGCTTGAGGCCCGCAATCCCGAGGCCTGCCGAAACAAGGGTCCAGATGATCTTCTGAACGAACGGGTCAATTTTGCTCGTGCTCATGTAGGTTCCTCCGCTGGTGGGTCGAGCTCCAAGCGTAACAGGACCCAGGCCCGACGCGCTACCCGGTGGGCTCGCTGCGGGGAGATCCCGATGCTCCGAGCGACCTCGGAGAAGCTCTCACCCCGCATGTGGCCGTCGACCACCATCTGGTAGTTGATCGGGAGTGTCGTCAGCGCGGCGACCGCGCTCGTCCTCGCGTAAGCCTCGTCGGGGTTCTTGCCGTTGAGCACCTGGGGGTCGACGTCCAAGGACACGCAGGCCCTGTCCCACGGCATCTGCTTGATGGCTTCTGCGAGCCGCCAGTGGATGACCTTGCGCACCCAGGTGCTCTCAGACGAGCGGGCCAGGTTGCAGCTCAGAAACGCCTCAAGGACAGCGTCCGTGCCTACGGCCAGAGCTTCGTCCTCGGGCAGGCGTCGGTAGAGCGTGGCCCAGACGCGCCGAACCACCGGCAGGTACGCTGTCAGTAACCGGCGGGCGTCCGCGTCTGTAACTGCGGAGAGGTCTGGGAGGCGGGTCTGCACGCGCCAACAGGCTACCCTGCGGCAGCGGCCCGTGTCGCCCGATTGCGGGGTCTGCGAGCAGCTGGCGGCGGCATTTCGAGCACGTCGTCCTGCTGCGCCGACAGGCCGAGCTCGGCCTCCAGAAACCCTGGCAGCTGCACCATGGCGTTGGCGAGGGCCTTGTCGGTGGCGCGCTCGAGGGCGACGACCACCTGTTGCACCAATTCTCGGGCAGTTTCGATCTTCAGGCCCCTCGCCAGCTTGGCGCCGTCGAGTACAGAGCCGCGTTCGTCGCAGATTGGCTGGCCCTTGCGGGTTCGCAGCACCGCAGTCAGGAGACTGCGCACCAGAACCGACCGGTTGAGCAAGGCCTCGGGGGCGCCAGATGTGCGCAAGGCCTTCAGTTCGTCTTTGATCAAATCGTCTAGCTCGGCTGAAGATCGGACATGCAGGAAGTGCGGCATGGGCCGTATCCTACTCCGTGATACGTGGCACGGTCAACCGTCACAGCCGCCTGCGTCAGTTCGAAACTTCCTTCGCACGCACCAGGGTGTCGGCGAGCTTGTAGGCGACCTCGGCGACGTCGGGCGGCAGGTTCATCACGAGGTTGTCACGTATCGCGGTGCCTGTGTACCCGCGCACGGGCTCCTCAAGCGTGCCGTGCCTGTACGCGGTGACGTGTACCACCCATTGCAGGATTGCGGCATCCGTTGCCTTTGGCGTGCCTCGGTACATGCGTATCGCGAGATCTCCGCTCACGTCAGAGGATTGCTCCACCCACGGTGGATTGGGCAGCCGCGCCCAGGTCAAGCACGTCAGCGCGTGCTGCAGTTCGCCGACGAGTTTTTTGATGTCTTCAGGTGTCATGGTCCACCTGAGCCGAGCGGTGGTCATGTTTTCCCGCTTCGTGCCAGGTACGCTGCGAACTCGTCGTTCTGCTGTTTGGCGAGGCGAGACTGCTCGTCAAGCACCTCGACCATTGTACGCTCGCCCAGGCGCTTGAAGATGTCTGCGGACCACAGCAGCTTGCCGGTCAGCACCGCATCAGCCTGCGCACGGTGCGCCGCCTCGCCAGCTTCCAACGCCACACCGCGCCGCTCGCAAGCGGCCGTGAGCTTGTGTCGGCCGGCGCCTCGGACGGACTTGTCCACAGCGCGCACCCAGACGAGCGGGTCGAGCCACCGGCCCTTCTGCGAGGATTCAACGCCCATGAAGCGTTCGAAGATCACCGAGTCGAACGGCGCGTTGTACGCCGTCAACCAGGCCCCGTACGAAACCTCTTCGGAGGCCCGCCGCCACTGCAGCATGCCACTCATCACGGCAGCGATTGCCACCGTCGGCGGGGGTTCGTTTGCGACGTTCGCATCGAAGATCTTGTGAACGGCGCTCGCGCCCTCGGGAATCGGGATGCCGGGGTTGCACAGCAGCGACGACCGCCGCACACACACGCCATCTTCGAAGCGCGCAGCTGCGACCTCGACCGGCATGCACGTTGCGGCATCGACGCCGGTTGTTTCGAAGTCAATCACTACGATCGGATGCTTGTGCCACATTCTGGTCTCCTGCTTGTTGAAGTTGTTCTGCCAAGCCTTTCCGCATTTCGAGCGTGCTGATTTCGTGCTCGAGATACACCAAAGCCTTGCGCAGCGCCTTGAGCGCGCCTTCACCGTTCTTGCGACCCGCGCGACTGACGTACTTGACCACGTTGCCGAGGTCGAAGTTCAGCTGCCAGTCAGCAATCACGTCAATCGGTTCGAACTGCCGGCCCTCCGCGTAGTGCGCCGGTTGTGAAATGTCGTCAAATTTGCCGTCTGCCATTTACGCGTCCTTCCAGGTGTCGGCGACCGAGCCCGTCGCCGTAAAGTGCATCGTCAAACCGTTGAACTCGTGCGACACCGTCAACGTGTCGGTGAGTAGCTGCGCAACCGCCTCGGCGCGATCTTCGGAAGCCTCGACGTAGAGCGCGTCGTGCACCTGGGCGATGAGGAACGCCGACGGGTCGACGTCGGGCAGACGCTCAAGCACGGTCACCATCTGCGTGTTGATGATGTCTGCACCCATTGCTTGGATCGGGAAGTTCTTGACCTCGGTGGTCGGTACGTCCTCACGAACCGCCGGCGGTGCGACAGCCAGTGGGAACACGCGTCGGCGGTTGAGCATCGGGCTGCGAAGCTCGCCGGTTTCGTTCGCCACCAGAATCTGATTACGCTGCCAGGGCTCAATCCGGTCAAACGCGGTGAACACTGTGCGCTTGACGAGCCGCACCATGTCGACGGTGATCGGCGGGCCGTCGTAGCCGGCGTTGTAGATGCTCTCAATAATGGTCGCTTCACCGGCGCCATAGTTCAGCCCGTAGATCACGCGCTTGGTCAGCTCGCGCAACGCCTTGCGGGTGCACGTTTCACACAGGCACTTCTTTACGTCTTTGACGTGCGCAGGGTCTTTGAGCGACAGGCTTGAGTACCGGGACGCAAACGCCATGTTCGCGACGTAGCTGTGCGGGTCGTAATCGGGCTCGAGCTTGCGGTTGCCGTCGGCTTCCAGGCATCGCCGCGCAAGCTCATGGTCGCTGGCGAGCAGCGCCAGGTTGCGAAGCTCCAGCTGATCGTAGTCCGCGCCGACAATCTTGCGCCCCTTCGACGCGCGAATCAGCGCGCGGAGCCACTTCGGCCAGTTCTGCGCGTTCGGGCTCGACGTCCAGCGACCGGTCTTTGCGCCCCACGGCTTCCAAACCGGGTGAATCCGGCCGTCGGCCCATGGCGCCATCTTCGGCGAGAACACGAAGTTGCTGGCGACGTAGTCGTGCGCCAGGAGCTCGCGCTTGGCCACCAGGAACTCCATGGCGAGCGGGTCGATGGCCGGCTGCAGGGTCGTCAGCTTGAGCAGCGTGCTGGCGTCAGTCGCAGGGGTCTTGGAGAACTGGTTTGTCGTTTTGAGCACCGGCAGGCGAAAGCCTTTGGTGCTGTTGTGCAGCAAGTCGATAACATCCTTGGTACTGCGCGGATTGAACGGCCCGTAGTCGCGCTTTTGAATGACTGCCGCAATCCGCTCCTCGGCTGCACGAATGTGACCGCGCGCGACGTCACCGGCCTTGGCCCAGCCTGCCGCGTCCAGCGGCATGCCCCGCATCGTCATCTGGACTGCGGCCTTGCGTATGACCCCGTCGACCTCGTACACGTCTGCGAGGCCCGCCCGGTCCATCATGCCGCCGGGGATAGCCTTCCCGTACAAAATACCCATCGCCCTACTGGCCTTGCTTGTGTGGACCACGTCCCGCGCGTTGTAGGCCGCGAGCTCGGAGAAGTTTTCATGCACGTTCGACCCACGTTTCACCCGCGGCGGCTTCCAGGCGAACGCGTCAGCCATCTCACAAGTGACGGCGCTCAGGTCGTGCGGTACGTCGGGGAACAGGTTGATGTGCGCGTACATCGTGTCGTCCGTGTAGCTCGGAAGCATGTAGTCAACAGAGATGCCCCAGACGAGATCAATGACGAGCAAGTCGTAGCCGGCGCCGTTGTGGTAGGTTTTGCAGATCTTGTCGTTGGTGAGGACGTCGAACAGCGCCTCCAAGAGCCGATCGTCGGGGTTCTTGGGGTCGACGTTGCGGGTATCGACCACCAGGGCGTCCTCGCCGTCCGCAAACCCAATGCAGGTAATCGTTTCGACGTTCCTCACATGGCGAGCGTCGAGGCGCAGCTTGGGGTCCTCGGGGTCAAGGCGTCCGATCGTCTCGATGTCTGCGGCAACCTGGGTTCTGCCGCTCATCCAGTCCCTGAGCACAGCAGGATCGGACGTCTCGCAGTACGTGTACGCAACCGCCTTGGCACCGACCTGGGCAAACCGGTGGGCCTTGCGTAGGTGCGCGGCGACCGGGCCTGCCGCAAAGGTCTGACCGTGTAGGATGTACGAGGGGTGGAACGTCGGCATGACGAACTTAACCCCCGCCTCGGCCAGCCAGGGATGGAGCTCGTGCGCAGCTCGAGGACCCGGCTCACCCGGCACGAACAACGCGCCGGCGACATCCGTCACCGTGTAGTCCGTAACGAACGCCAGGGACGTAACCTGGCTGGTCTTGCGCCCGCCGCAGACCGGGCACTTGGCCATCTTCGGCCGCAGGCGCTTCATCTTCGCGCCGCAGCCCTCGCAGCCGCGAGCTTTGAGCAGATCGACCTCGATGCCGCGCTGCTCGTCGGTGGCGCCTGGCCGCAGGAAGTGCAGGTAGTGGCACGGCCGCGACGTCGTGCCGTCATCGGAAAGTACCGGCGCGGAGCATTGCAGCACGGGCCCAATCTCCCGCGTGTCCTGGCAACGCTCGCAGTGGAGCTCGACGCGCTTGCTTTGCTCGACGTCGTAACCAGATACCGCCGCCCAGGCCGCACTGCCAAGCGTCACAATGACCGTCGGCCGCACTGCCCGCACCTCGGCTTCAAGCCTCGACAGGCAGGACGTCACGGCGTTTGGGAACTCCAGCTGGAACGACTTCTTCGTGGGCCTGTCGGGTTTGCAGAGCGTGGCGTTCGTGATGTAGCAGTCGTCAAGATTGAAGCCGGCGCGGGAGCACAGCTCGGCCAGGAGCTTGCCGTCCTGGCCTGAGAACGGTCGGTGCTTGAGCACGTCCTGGCGCACAGCACCCTCACCGATCAGCATGATGCCGTTGAAGTTCGTCGGCCGATACGCATACGCGAGGTCGCCCTTTGCGCAGGACGCTTTCAACTCGCAGCTGGCGCAGTCGGCAAGACTCTCGGTGAATACAGGCAGGGTCGTCGTCGCGCTGGTGGTCATCGTGGTGGGTGCTCCTAAATGCAGGATGTAGTAGAGCGACTGGCGACGATTCAAAACTTTGTAGTCAATCGAACCTCGCGCGCGAAGATCTCGCAGGATGCGGTCTGCAGAACTAGGCGCGACTCTAATCTCTGACACAACCCAGTCGCGCAAAGCCTCGGCGTGAAACGAACCAGCCACGCCTATGCGTTCAAGAAACGCAAACACGGCTGCACTGATGCGCGCTGAAACGCGTTCAAGTTCTTCAGCTTGCTCGCCCATGGTCGTCGGGAGAACGAAGCCGCCGCATGTGCCTATGCAACACGCGGCGGGCAAGAGGTTACTTCAGCAGAATCAACTGGGGATCGGGCTTGGGCGGTGGCGCAACAAACTGATACGCAACCCCGTGCACTCGCAACAGCCCGCGAACCGAGGGCTGCAGCAAAAGTGCGTACACCAACGCAGTGGAGAGGGCTTTCCCGCAGTCACCTTTCGCAGCGCCCAGGAGACGCTCTGCAGTGAAGCGACCCTGAGACCCGTTCCGGCTGCGCACGTCAATGTGGAACTGCCCCGGCTGGCCCAACAGCACCGGCAAGATCTGCTCCTGAATCGTGAGCTGCTCCTCGAGGAGCTTCTCGACCATCACAGGAAACTCGTCTTGCGGTGTGTTGGGTGCGAACAGCCCCAGAAGCAGCCCGAAGCTCGCGCCGATCTCTTGACGCATCGCGTCCAAGATCTGCTCTCGCGTCGGGTCTGTGCCTTCGGCAGGCGCGTCAGCGCCGTTCTGTGGCTGGTCGTTGCTCACGTTGCAGTCCGACGTGTGCGACCACTGGCCTGGACGGGCGCTGCCGCCGGTGCGGGTGCGCGTGCCGGCGCTGCCGCCTGCGTGCGACCTGCGGGAGCTGCTGCGGGGGTGCGGCCGGCGGGCGCTGCTGCGGGCTTCTTCGTACCCGCGGGGCTGCGCTCCTTGTTGAAGTCGTTCTGCATCTTCCCCTGATGGTCACGCTGACTCACGTAGAACGTGACCTCGCAACCAAGCAAGTCCTCATCATCGAACTCGACCGTTTCCATGGCGGTGCCGTCCTCGTCAACGCCCGCGGTGGCCTTCTCGTACGAGACCTCCGCAGCGTCGAGCAGCGCCTGCGTCTTCCACAGCGACTTCACGGAGCCGCTGTAGAAGATCGTCACCTTCTTGTCCGCATGGGCGCCGCCAACGACGTGCCCCTTGACCATCATGTGCGGAAGATCGGAGGTTTTGTTGGTCCCGAACTCCACCTGGTCGATCTGCACCGTGTAGTCGCCTTCGGGCAACGGCTCCCAGTTTCCACCTTCACTCACGCGTCCTGTCATTTGTCGAATAGCCATCTCAGTCTCCGTCTTTTGGTTGTTTGCAGTCAGTCACAACAAGCGCTCACGCGCCTGCTTTCAACAGGTGCGAGACCTGCTGGAAGTCGAAATTGTCCATCACCGCCGGCAGGCCCGCGAACCGGGACCGCGCGATGAAATGCTTGTACCTGCGGAAGTGGATGCGCCAGATCGGGTTGTTTTTGCCGGTCGTCACCTCGCAATACCCGATCACATCGCAGGCCGAGGGCAGTTTGAGCGCACTAGCACCCGACAGCATCGGCTCGCCGGTCACCGTGTTGTCATCGGCCTTGTCGGTCTTGGCCAACGCCGTGAACACCGCATGCACGTCGAGCCTGCGCAGCCGCGCCTGGACATTGCGCAAGTGCCCGCTTAGTTGGCCCCAGCGGAACTGGTCCATGATGATGCGCCCACCACCCGACAGCTCCTCGATGACGAGGTCTGTGTAATGCGTCAGGCTCTCGATCACGATCGTGTCGTACGGAAAGTCGTCGGGGCTCGCCGCATACAAGGCCTCGATCTCATCGAGCACGCGCGTCATGCCGCCCACGCCGTTGACCAGCGGAGAACTCATGTCCGAGACTTCGTAGTAGGGGATATTCTCGCCACGCAATGTCGCCAACGAACCCTCGTTCTGCGGAACGATGAACAGCGGCCTCGGGAACGTCGATGCCGCACGGGTCTTACCCGAGCCCGAGTCGCCATACAGGAACCAGTGCGTCCAGGGTTGAATGAGGTCAGCGGCGTTTTTGGGTTGCGATGTCATGGTCGTCACACTTCCAGCTGGGGTTTACGAACGTAGGTCGGCGGCACATCGGTCTTGGGGTCAGCCCAGTCAGCAACTGTAAACTCGGGGTAGTCGTGGCAGAGGTCGAAAAACTGACAACGCCCGTACCCGCGCGCGTAGCCGGCGCAATGCCCCAGGTACTGCGGCCAGGAGAGCAGCTCAAGATGCTTCTGCGTATGATTCAGAGCCTGTACCGACCGCTCAAACGCGAGCAGATGCTGTGCGGACGGCATAACTTCAACACGCGCACACTTGGGCTGGGCGGCACCCGTAGTCACGATGTTGATCCGAACGCCGCGAAACGTCGGGTACTTGCTCAGATCTACGCAGTGCTCCATCAGCCAAACCTGGCCCAAGATCTGCAAGTCCAGCTGGTACCCTTCAAGCAGCCCGCTGCTGATCATGTTCGCGCTTTTATGCTCGACCACCCACATGCCGCCGTGTACGAGGTCTTCGACCAGGAGGTCGAGCCTCGCGGAGTACTCAAACGCACCGACGTACTCAAGCCCCTCCTCGACAGCGATCACACGCCACTTGTCGCTGCGCTCGTAAGTATCAAGGTACGCGGTAAACATCGTGCGGAGCTTGCGGCCGATGTCGCGGAAGTCGTTCGCGCCCTCAAGCTGATCAATGACGTTATCAGCAGCCACGATGCCGTCAGTCCCGTCCAGCATGCCTCGGTAGTACGTTTCAAGAACGTGATGCCAGGCCCAGCCCAAGGTCAGCGCGTCGGCAGTCCTGACCGGTCGCAGCTTGGCGACGTAAGTTAACGCGTGCTCGCGCGGGCATGAGGT